CGGCCACCGAGACAGATCACGCCGATTAGCGAAACCGCGCGTGATTACATGGAAGTCGTCAACTACTATGTGCAGAAACTGTTGTACCGGACCTTCGATAAGATCTTCGTTAAAGGCGAAGACATCACGTCAATTGCTGAGCGACTAGAAGATGCCGCGACGACGCTCAAGGTCTGCTGCACAGACTTCTCGTCTTTCGACTCATCGCAGACATCAAGGACAGCCTTGATCGAACAATTGGTGGTGGAGTTGTGTACTGACGATGTGGATGTGCATAACCTAATGAAAGCCCACACCTCCAGCGACCTCGAAATCGACCTAGGGTGCATAAGTATTTGCCAAACTCACAGTCGTAGTTCAGGCGAGAAGCAGACCTCTTGGGGCAATACCCTGCAGACCCATCTGTTCCTCCAGTACACTCTGCTCAAGCACATCGAACAGAAGCGAGGACTCGATGACGGCGACGCAATCGCCATGTCTTTGAGGCACAAGGATCTAGCCACGCTGCTTCACTCTGAGGGTCGGTCTTTTGCCGAAGGGGATGACGGTATCATCTTCACAGACGAAGACTTATCCGGCACACTGCAGTACGTTGCATCTCAGCTCGGATTTGACCTCAAGTCGGAGTACGCAGAGATCAACAAGGGAGAATTTTGCAAGATCCGCACTCAGGAAGACATGTACGGCAACATCGTAGCCTGTAAGAACTTTGCAAGCATGTTTTTCAAGAGTGGCATGACCACTAAGGCCATCCAGAAACTGAATGGGAAGTATGAGTACAGCCTACTTCAGGGCAAGTTACTCTCTTTGATGGCCATCTTCCCCAAGTTCCAAGCACTGCGCACGTTCGTGGATGCCGTAGTGGGCACCATCCCGGACAAATTCAAATTTGTTGATTCGCAGCACATGCTGATCAGGGAGTTCAAGGAATTTAGCCGAGCTCGTAAGGCATCCAAACACAATGACATCGGCGTCAAGATCACGGGTAACGCCAATGAGTTCAGAGTGACACCAACACAGGGCTATCAGTGGGCCAACGCCATGATGACGTCGCACGACATCGCCTACTTTGGAGATCTTTTAGAGAAGATCGCGGCAGAAGTCAGGCGCACAGGCAACCGCCTACTTCAGCTCAACCCGTTGGAATTCGGTGACTTAGTGCCTGCCAAGGAAGACAAACCGTC